GGGTCCTGCCCGTATACGAGATACGGGCTTAACACCTAGCGGACCCCCTTTGGATAAATCCATCAGGTTTATGCTAGGCGAGAAGTTTCGATTTTACTACCATAGAGTATTAAGTTCACAATCAACATGACTCATGTTGAGAACTTCGTCTTTTAAGTATTTGAATCCTAATGATACCGCCTTAGCCTGTGCTTTCTTGGCTTGAACTCTTCTTTCAGTCCCTATCACTTGAGTCGGATTAACTTCCAATTCAATGAAGGATCTGTAAAGAATTTGATCATAGTCAAGAGGCCAGTTACTTAAATTATTATTTAACGTTTCCACGTTATCTACTAATTTTAAGTATTCACCTTGGAGAATGAACATAACAGGCATTTGAAGCTTGAAATATTCTTTCATGTCCTCAGGTAGACCGGAAGCTACATCACACATCATCCCCTGAGTCTTAAAAATAAGCTCAGTTTGATTTTGTATGATCCCTCTCGATAGAAAAGATTTTGTAAACTTAACTAACCTTTCGTCAGTTAAATGTTTAACAAGATCCTCTTTACCTAAATAGGAAAGATGGTATCGCAGCAGGCTAATATCTTCCAGTCTAGACAAGTAGATCCAGAATGCTACAGCTTTTCTATGAAGCTTTTCGATAAAGTCGATTGAGAAGGTTTTGAAACCTTTCAATTGACTATTTCGTAAAGCTTTATAGAATTCAAGTATGAATTCAGGATTTTCCTTGAAAAGATCTGGATAACCTCTCCGGGTTGATTCTTTAAGAACCATTAAGAGTTCTGTTACACCTTTAACAGTGTTACAGATTCCTCCTATCGGAAAGGCTGTTACTTCCACATCATGATGGAAGTAACGTTTAGCAAATTCAAAGGAATGAGGTGAGACCAGAGTTTTCTCTGGACTTACATCTACTCCTAGAGTTTCTAAACATTCTAGATACTTTTGTGCTACAAGGTCATTCCTGATCACTACATCATCTCCTAACATTCTGTAATCTTTAAAAGGTAAACTAGGTTTTCCTAGTGCCTTAAAAGCACAGAATTGAATTAGAACATGATGGGTTACTGAAAAGCCAGCCCAAGAGCTGTAAGCTCCCATTGGTTGACCACATGCATAACTGTAATTCTTACCGTTATACATAAATGGTTCACCAACTAGGAGTTCTTTCCAGGCCTTGGCTACCGATTCACCGAACAACTTATCGATAACACATGTCTGTAATGACATGGGAAAACGATCTGTTGCCGATGTTAGATCGATAGACCAATAGTTCTGAGAACTACACCCAAATGGTTTGATATCTTGACCAACGGTCATATCAGACTCCTTAAACGTCGATAGTACCCATAGTAAATGGGTGTGTATCGGTTTAAGGACAGTCTGTGACCAATAGTCGCAGATACCAATAACCCGCAACTTACCTTCTTTGTCATCGACCGTTGAAAGTCTCCGTAAAACAGGATTTGTTTTAGCGAAGTCTTTTAAGATCGATGGCCAATGATGGTAATGTTCTGCCATAGGTATAACATTGATAAACATTTTATTCATCCATTTATTTAAAATGGGAAATAAATGTTGGTATCTGTTTACAAACAGAGGCCAATCAAAAGTTGCCGTTGACAGTGCGGGACCATTTGGTCCCATCCTTGTAGTGGTGTGAAAGTCATCCCAAACCACAAATGGTTTGGTGGGTAAGACTTGATAAGCTACCAGAAAGAATTTAAATTCATTCTGCAGCTGACTGAAGTCCGTTCGAGGTGGTAAGTAAATTGGTTTTAAATCAATTTTCTTCCATCCCGGTATGATCCTTGCGATTTGTAAGATCGAAAGGACTACCCTGATTGCATTCACATCACCGGATGCTACAAGATCACGGAATCTTAAACCTAAAAGTTTAGGAAGTCCGTTCTTGTAATATCCGACCCCAGTAAACTTATGGGGACTCCCCGCCAGGAATCTATAAATCGATACACGATGTCTTTTGAGCATCGCAATCGTTTCAAGATTTCCTCGCGTGGACATCCAAAGGTTTACCTTGGCGTTGTATGCGGAGAGTAATTTAATACTTTCCTCATATATATTAGAATCCAAACGACTGAAAAGAACTCGGAGTAGTATTTTCGAAACTACAAAGAATAATTTTAGTTGTTTGTTAATTTTAATAAGAAGATCTGGATCAACCGGATAGAATTTCATCAGATATGATGCAGTTTTGTCTGGCTGATCCTCCAGATCTTGAGATGCCATGAACGGGTACACAGTTCTTTACTTAGTCAGTAAAGGGAGGTATTAGCACCCCTCACTCAAGGACCGAATTTCACGGCCTCTTCGTGTACGTCGCCCATTTGAACGGCAACCAGATGTCATAATTAACCCTTATGTTATTTGGGAAGGAATTCATAATGAATTCAAACCTTCAAACTGTTCAGGTGGATCCCGCTTATGCAGAGGCCAGATTGTAAGTCTGACTACGGCTGAAAAGCCTCATCTCTGGAGTCAAATCCAGGGGTGTTAGGCCCTCACTAAAT